TCCGAAGCTCGAGCAGCTGGTCGCGACGGCGCCGGCGTTCAGCCACATCTGCTCACCTGAGGAGCGGGCCGCTCTCGCCGCTCTCGTCCCGGCCTACGAGGAGGCGCTGCAGCCTGCGTCGGACAAGGGCCGCAAGCGCGCGATCGGCAAGCTGGCGCTGGCGTTCCCGGCGTCGAAGGTCAGCGATGACGAGGCCGAGGGACGCTTGGAGCTCTATTCCGAGGCGCTTGCCGACGTCCCAGCCGACGTGCTCGGCGAGGCCTGCATGGCGGTGGTGCGCGAGGCGCGGTTCTTCCCGACACCGTCGGAGATCCGGGCAAAGTGCGGCAGCCTCGCCCGGCGTCAGTGGGAGCTGTCGAAGATCCGCGGGCTGATCGCCACGCACGATCGCATGTGGCGGCCGGAGGGCGAGCCTCTGACGGACGACCAGCGCGCCGAGATGGCCCGCCTGACCCGGCGGGCGGCATGACGTGGCGGCGTGGCATGCTGGCCGCCGGTTCTTCGCTTGTCGCTGTGGCGCGCGCGATGAGACCCGCGGCGGCACCGCGCCTGATGCCTGCTGGATGTGCGGATTACCGGATCCGGCCGAGTGGCTGCCGCCTGCGGTGGAGCAGGTGCGCAGCGTGACGATGTTCCACAATTGTTCTAAGACGATCAGAGCGGAGTGAAGAGGCGATGGGGCGGGCACAGAAGAAGCCGGCGAAGCAGTCGGTGAAGATCAAGCGACTGCCGCGCACGGCCGCTCAGCTGGTCGCGGACAAGGCGGAGGCGATCGGGCTGCCCGCCGCCCAGCTGGCGCGCGGGAGCTTCGCCATCGTCGACGTGAAGCTCGATCGCGGCGAGAAGGCGACCACGGCAACGACGCTCGTCAACCGTGGCGGGACGCCCGTGGCACGGTGGAAGGCGGCCAAGCTGCTGTCCGAGAGCCAGGTGGCCGCGATCGACCACTGCGAGCGGCTCTGGTCCATGCTCGGCGGCAAGTCGCTGGTGGCCGACCTGTCGAAGATCCCGGGCAGCGGCGGGGGCTCAGGCTGGGCGGAGCAGGAGGCGCTCGACGACCTGCGCCGGATCAAGGGCTACTTCCCGGCGAAGTGGTGGTCGGTGTTCGAGAACGTGTGTCGGTTCGACGAGGCGGCGGGGTTCGCGGGATCGTCGCTCACCGAGGTGCGATCCGATCAGGTCACGGCCGCACGGGTCACGGTGCAGTTCGTCGCAGACATCATCGCAATGAAGGAGCGGCTGACGTCATAGCGCTTGACGGTTCTCCGCCCGCAACGTATCGGGAACATTAGATGGAAGAGCCGCGCCCGCGAGGGTGGCGGCTCTTCCTGTATCTGGCCCTTAGCGGTTGCGCCCGTCGCCCGGGCTGCGGTTCGTCGGCACGCCGCACACGCGCTTATCCTGCCCCTTCTGGACGACGATCTTGCACCGCGTATTGCGCTTCGCCTGGTTGCCCTTCGGCTCGGTGCGGTACTGGCGGCTGTCCTGGTTCTTGATCCGCACGGGATCGTGGTTCGGGTCGTACTTCGCCTGGGCGAGCACGGGTGCCGACATCAGCAAGGTGGCGCCGGCGAACGCGGCGGTGAGATTGAAGCGCATGGGTGACCTCTCGATGGTTGCCGGGGCCAACGTCGGGCCGCATCGTTCTGTTCATCCTGCGGAGGTCGAGGATGGCGCAGCAGCCGCACGTCGCTGACCGCCTCGACGCCCTCATCCACCGCGCCCACGTCCTCTCCTTCGACATGCGCGAGCAGGCGCGCTGCCACGGCGAGGTGGAGCGCAGGATTGACGAGGGCCGCACCATCGCCCGCGAGATGGACGGGCTGTTCCGTGGTCGTTGAGCGTCTCAGGGGTCGTGCCGGCCAGAAGCAGCGGGCGAGGCGCATGGCGCGCTCTGCGGGCCTCTGCCAACGCTGCCAGGCACGCGGGCGCACGACGGTCGCGACCGTGGTCGATCACATCGAGCCGCTCGCTCTGGGCGGCAGCGACGAGGACGAGAACACCCGCAACCTCTGCGATCCATGCCACGACGAGGTCACCGCCGAGCAGTTCGGGCACGAGCAGACGGTCGCCTTCGGCGCCGACGGCCTGCCCACCGATCCCGACCACCCATGGCGGCGCGCAGCGAGCTGACCCCCGGGGGGAGGTCGAAAGTCGGGGCCGATCCCGGCGGACACCGACCCCCGCCCACACTTTCATCGCTAATACAGGATTTGCTCCATGGCCCGCCGCCAGCGCATCGACAGCGCGGCCGGGGCGGTGTCGACGATGGCGCAAGCCGCCCGCGACCTCTCGCCGCCGGCGCACCTGAAGCTCCGCCGGGGCGACCTCCCCTTCTGGGATGGGGTCATCGCGGAGAAGCCGAAGTCCGAATGGACCGACGCTGATCTGTCAGTCGCCGCCAACCTCGCCCGAGCGATGGCGGACGCCGAGAAGATCGCAGGCTTCGCCGTCGACCGGGGTGGCAACGTCAAGATCGCCACGCTGCTGACCACCATCGAAGCCAGCGACAAGCTCGCCCGCCGCATCGTCACGCTTCGTCGCGCACTGGGCTTGGACAACCGGGCGAAGAACGGCGAGCAGCGCGACGTAACTCGGCGCCGCGAGCATGCCGCGGAGATCGAGGCGGGCCATAATCCGCTTGCAGGCGACGTAGACGACTTGCTCGCCCGGCCCGCCTTTCTGAACTGAGGAAGCTGCTATGCACGAACGGGGTTCGGGCAGGACGACGAGGCAACTCGCCGCTCTGCCAGACGGAGGCGTGTACCTCGTCCACACGCAGGCGATGGTGCGCTACTGCCAGATGCTGCTTCAGCACATCGGGCGCGCGCGAGACGCCATCGCGTTTGTCACCGCCGATCTGAACGAGCGGGCTATCCTAGGCCGCCGCGTCACCGCGTGGGACGTCGACCATGCCTACTTCGATTTGGCGGCACGTGATCGCAGGCTTCAGGCCTGGGATGCTCTCGAACTGGCCGCCGGCAGGGGGCCGCTCGGCACCCAGTGACCCGCGGCGAACGCGTCATCGCGTTCATCCATCGCTACTGCGTCGTCCCCGAGGGTAAGCTCGTCGGCAAGCCGCTCCGGCTCGAAGAGTTCCAGCAGCGCTTCATCAAGGAGGTCTACGACAACCCGTCCGGAACGACGGAGGGCATCCTCTCCATCGCGCGCAAGAACGGCAAATCCGGCCTGATCGCCGCCATCCTCCTCGCCCACCTCGCGGGTCCGGAGGCCAGGCAGAACAGCCAGATCGTCAGCGGCGCGCGGTCGCGGGAGCAGGCGGCGCTGGTGTTCAACCTGGCCGCCAAGATGGTGAAGCTGTCACCGGACCTCGACAAGCTGATCCGCATCGTGCCCTCGGGCAAGCGGCTGATCGGCCTAGCGCGGAACGTCGAGTACAAGGCGCTCGCCGCGGACGGCTCGACCGCGCACGGCCTCTCGCCTGTGCTCGCTATCCTCGACGAGCTTGGCCAGGTCCGCGGCGACCACGACGACTTCGTCGAGGCGATCGAGACGGCGCAGGGTGCGTACGACGACGGTCTCCGGCTGGTCATCTCGACGCAGGCGCCGACCGATGCCGACATGCTCTCGGTGAAGATCGACGACTGGAGACGGTCTGCCGACCCGAAGATCATCTGCCACGTCTACGAGGCGCCGGCCGACTGCAACGTCCTCGACCCTGAGGCTCACCGCGCGGCGAACCCGGCGCTCGGGACCTTCCGATCGGAGAACGAACTGCTCGCCGCGGCCGAGAAGGCGGCGCGGATGCCATCGGCGGAGAACGGCTTCCGAAACCTCTACCTGAACCAGAGGGTCAACCGGTTCTCGCCTTTCCTCGCGCCGGGCGTCTGGCTCGCAGGCAGCGGCGCTACGGCAGACGAGGCATTCACGCAGGGCATCGTCTTCGGCGGGCTCGACCTGGCGGAGACGACCGACCTCTGCGCGCTGGTGCTGATCGCCTTTTGGCAAGGCAAGTGGCACGTACGCTGCTGGTTCTGGAAGCCGGCTGCGACCGTCGAGGATCACGCCAAGCGCGACCGGGTGCCCTACGGCCGCTGGGTGAAGGATGGCCTGATCGAGACGACACCCGGCGTCGCGGTCGACTACGAGTTCGTCGCCGTGAAGGTCGGCGAGATCACCGAGGGCATGAACATCGGCCGCATCGGTTTCGACCGATACCGGTTCAAGACGCTCGAGGCGCAGATGTCGAAGCTGGGAATCACCCTCCCCTTCGAGGCATTCGGCCAGGGCCACGTATCGATGGCGCCCGCGATGGACACGACCGAGATCGCGTTCCTCAACGAGCAGGTGCTCCACGGCGGGCATCCAGTGCTCACCATGTGCGCGGCGAACGCCGTGGTCGAGAAGAACGCCGCGGGCGATCGGAAGCTGAACAAGGCGAAGAGCACCGGCCGCATCGACGGCATGGTGGCGCTCGTCATGGCGATGGGAGTAGCGGCCATGCAGACGGGTGCCGCAGACAACGTCGACGAGTGGCTGGCGAGCCTCGCCTGATGGCTGCCGGCTACACCGTCCAGTACGCGAGCGGGGTTGCGCGCGCCGAACGCATGATCGGTGCGGCGCGAGCCGGGGCGAAGGACATCATTCCTTGGCGTGGAGGGCAGGCGTCGACAGAGAACGGCGCGAACTTCACGACCAACCAGGTGACGCTGGCCGACTTCGCCGATCAGCGCCTTCGAGGCTCGCAGACGACGCTCGGCATCTCGGCCGTGTGGGCGTGCATCAATCTGCTCGCCGGCACGATCGCCAGCCTGCCGGTCATGGTTTACCGCACCGGTCGCGACGGCGTCCGTGCGATCGCGCGAGACCATGCGCTCTACCGGCTGCTGCACGACAGCCCGA